GTTGTATATATTGATCCATTACAAGGATCAGTAGTACAATAAGAATTTGAAGAGTTTCTAAATATACCGCTTAAGAATAAGGTAGGAGGAATTGGTAATGCTGGTCTAACGGGTACATTAACAAGTGTAGCTACATTGTCAATATTTGCATATTTTTGATCATTATATTCAAGAGCATTAATATTAAATAGTGATGGTTCTTTTTCTGTTATATTTAAAATTCTATATTTTTTAGGTTTATTAAGATATGATTCTAGGTAGTATCCTGGATATAAAGTTCTTTGGTCATTATTCATTTGAGATCTAGTATTAATTCCTGCTGTTGCATATCCAGAAGTATTAATATCAATTGACCAAACGGTATTTTCAGGTAAACTATAACCAGTAATTAATAAACCACTTGGAAAATTAAGTCTTATATTGTTACTGTATATTCCAGATCCACTTGTTAAATAATTTTGCGGACGATTTATTGTAATTGATTGTAATTGACTTTTTCTAAAGAATGAATTATTTAATCCTGTTACTCCAGAAGATGTAATGTCAGAAAAGCCAGTAGCATAAAAATCACCAAGTTGTGTTCCTAAATTTAAATTATAAGTTGGAGTTAATACATTAAATACAAATGAATTATTCATATTAGCACCAGTAATTGCATATGTATTCGTAAAATTATAAGGAATATCTAATATGGCATATCCAGTAGTTAACTCCATTGTTCTTCCAGCGTATGATTGGTTTCGTCTATATTGATCATATATAAGTACAACATCTCCAGGTTTTACATAATTACCTTCTAAACCAACTTGAAAATCAACTAATTCAGTTTCAGTATTTTGAGTTGTTAAAAGCCATTTTCCTACTCTTCTGGCTTGATTTTGACTTGTGCATCCAAATGCAACAATTTCTGTTTCTCGTATACCATATTTCAATATAGAATTTTTATCTTCAATATATTCTATAGCTGGTTTATAATTATCGTTTTCATCGTTATATCTTATAGATGCAACTGTTTTCCTTGATTTTTTAGAAGCATCGGAGTAATTAAATGAACCTTCAATGACATTACTGTTATTAAATAAATAAATTGGTTCTTTTAATGAGTCTTGAGATAACGTAATTTGTCCAGCAGAATAATAAACTATAGCCCTAAACACGCTAGCCATATCATTTAAAACTTTATATGCTTCTTCTTTATTTGCCATATAAAGATTGCATCTAAATCTTGGTTCTAATCCATTTGATCCATCGGATACAAATTGGTCACAGTATTGAGCGATTTCATATAAAGTCCATTTATCTGTAAGGCTTGCATCGATAAATTTTCCTAATCCAAATCTATTATTAGTTACTAAATCATAAAAGCACCAAGCAGGATTATCTGTCCATGCTACTTTAAATTTTCCATTCCAAGGACCACTATATGTTCTTAATATTGGATCATAATTTATTGGAATTTTAACTTTTAATAATCTAACTTCATATGTCCTAGTTGGAACATTATTAAAATATCTTGCATCAAATTTTGATAAAACCATAGCTGTATCTGGATAAACAAATCTATCACTATAAACTTCTGTTATACTGTCTATAGTTGTTGAATTTGCTAGCCCTCCGCCAGCGCCTTCTCTTGTCATTTTAACAATATCCATAGCCCATCCAACTTGATTAGGAAAAAGATCATACCAAGGAGAGGTTTCAGAATATGGTCTCAAAGTAACTTCATAGGTTATCATTGTTGGACTATTAGCTATTTTACCTTGAATTCCAATATCGTCTCTAGAATAATAATCACTAATAAATGGGTAATATTTAGACGTATCTAAGGATACAAGTTCTCCATTTGATAAAATTCTATAAACTATAAATCTTAATGTTAAATTTTGTTTTTCTACATCTCCTGCATTTGATCCTGTTAATATTTGTTCGTATAAACTATTAATTTTTACATTTATTTTTAAAGATGAAATATCTGTATTATATATATAATAAGTTTTAGGAGTAACTATTTGTGTATTTCCACTGATTAAATAAAAACCGTATAAAGTATCACCATAACTTTTTGTAACAGATGTTTGAATTGGATATTTATTCTTATCTACTACCCTCGCTCCATAATCTCTTCTTTCCTCGTATAGATTTATATAAGGATTATATATAGTATGATCGTTAGTTTTTTCTCCATAAGTAAATTTATAATTTGCATATTGAAAGTTATAATATCCTGCTAGATCTGTTACTGGTACATCATCCCAATAGATAGACCTTGTTTCTGGATTACTATAAGTTTGTTCAAATGGTTGAAAAATTGCGCTATTATAACCAATATCTCCAGTGGTCTTACCGCTTGCATTATAAATATATATGCCAGAAATAAATCCTTCTATTGGTCCTTCAGAAATTAAATCTAATATATTTACTTGAGAAACAGAATTATAAGCTCTACCGTTTTTAAATCTTTCTGTAAGCAGTACTCCATTTTCTTGTGGAATAGTACCATTCTCTACATTAATATCAGTATGAACTCCATAAATAGTTCTTAAACTTGGTGCGCCATAACCACTCGGCCGAAAAACTGGACCAGCAAGCCAATCTTGGATCGGTCCACCAGTTAAAGTCGCCATGACAGTATATCTAGCAAAATAGCCACTTGGACCTCTTAGCGCTGCTTGTGGAGCACTATTACTACCATCAAAAGGTATTCGAGAGCCACTAAAACTTAAAGATAAATTTCCTCCAGCACCGCCACCATCATCTTGAGCTATACTTTCTGGAAAATTATATCCGCATGTACCAAGACCATGATTCCCAGGAAATAAAAGATAACTTAAACCATCTGCGTATTTATTTGAATTTCCCATAAATTAAAATGGTAAAGAACTTAATGGAGCTTGTTCTTGAAGATAGCATCTACTATTAAATAAGTATTGACTACTTCCTTGAGCGTCTATTTGTAGAGTAGCGTCTACAAAATTAGAAGTATAAGCCCTATATAGAATATCATAATTACTAAATACATTATTTCCACCAACTATAAGTTGACCATAACCAACTGGTACTGGTCCACCTTCTCCCACTGTATTTACTGGGCCATTAAAAAGATAAGATACAGCTCCACCAGCTTGTCCTTGACCATCTATTGGATTAGTTTGTTGAGCTGTAAATGGAACACTTGGTGGAGGTTTAGAAAGTAATTCGCTTGTTCCAGCTGCAATTAAACCTAATCCAACAAAACCTAAAGACACTGCTGGCAAAAGAAATGGAGTAAATACTGCTAATGCTACACCTCCAATTAGAAGACCTGCTCCTAGAGCAATTTTACCAAATCCACCAGAGCCTATAATAGATGGAACAATATCTATTGTTTTTATTTTATCTTTAATATTTAAGCAAAATTCAGAGTTTTTTAATTCATCCATATTTTTATAATCTGGGGTTTTATTGAAAAGATTATTTTGATCAATTAAAATTTCATATTCATATTCATTTTTATAATTTATAAGCCATTGTCTTAATTTTTTAGTATTTATATCTATAGCATGTAAAGCTTCTGAAACTGATGAAACATCTAATTCCCATGTTTCACCTAAGTCTTGACCTAGTTTGCCATGTAAGTTTACTATTATCATATTTTTAACCTAAAAATTGAATCTGTACGCCTTTTATAAAAATTACAATAATTTTCTATTTTTGAGAAACCAAACATGGGTTGGTGTAGAATTTTGTCTTGCCCCATGTATAATGCAAAATGCTTTGGTTTACCTTCTCCAAAAGCATCTATTAGAAGTATATCATGTAATTTAAGGTCATTTTTATTTTCTACAAGCTGAAGATTATTATTACTATAAAATTTATAGAATTCTGTTTTTATATCCATTTGTTCTAATGATTTTAAATAAAAATTATTATCATATTTGAACTCTATAGATTTTTCTTTTTTATAAAATTCTTCTATTAATTTAAAACAATCATATTTTCCATGCTCATAAAATCTTCCAATATATTCTTTTTTAGTATTAACTGGTTCGTATACTTTAATAATATCATTTTTTATACTATATAATATAATTGGTAAATTAAGATTATCAGAACAATTTGTATCTGTTTCAGTGAAATTTTCATTATCATTCGTATGACTATGATAAATATAAAATATATTGTAATTTTTTTTAATTTCTAAAAATATTTTAGAAGAAATTTTAAAATGCTCTTTAGGATTATCTGAAATATTTTCGCATGGAATACATTCAAAATTTGTATTATTTTGAATTATAAATCCACAAGTTTCATTTGGATAATCTTTCAAAGATTGATTGCGTATAAAATTTTTTAATTTTTTATCAATCATTTTAATTTTGTTGAGGTTTATTTGTGCCTGGAAATCCACCGAATGGAAGAAATCCATTTAGATAATTTCCATTTTTATCTTTTGGAATACCATGAGATCTTGGTGAAGAAGGATCTTCGGCTCCAGGTCTTCTTGGAAAATAAACTGGAACACCAGCAATTCCTGTCACCCAAAGGTTTCTTGCTCCAGAATTAACTAAACCTTCTATTCTTCTTCTTGTTTGGGTAAAGTCTTCTCCATTTCTATTTGTTGGCCATAATACTGGTCTAAATGCTGGATTTTTAAGCCATCTTAATCTACATGCATTCAAACTTTTTGAACAAGAATCTGATGTCCAGTAAGTAGTATTAGGAGGAGCATTGAATGGGTCTGCTGTATTATTATTTATGCAGACATAATAAAATTTTAATCCTCTATTTTGAATATAAACAAAATCACCAGAAACATAATTGGCAGTTTCTGTCCATACTCCAGAGTTACCAAGAGTACCAGTTAATCTAAATATAGCAGTATTTGTAGCTGTTCCAATTCCACCTGTAGCAAAAACTCCCCCAATAAATAATTGATTATTCTCTGTTGCTACTGGCGGAGCTGTTAAAAGGCCTTGAACACTTATCGGTGAATTAACTGTATTAGCATAAATTCCACTATGCAGGTAAGTTAATCTATTATCGTATTCATAAATGCATCCTTCTCCTCTATATTGAAAGGGGCATTTTTTACCATAAATTGTTCTAGCTGGAAGAGTTAAATTTTCTATATCAAGGATTGTATTTAATTGATACTCAATTACATTATTACTTTCTAGAGTCTTTCTATCTATATAATAAATATCTCTTGGTAGTTCTACCTCATATAAACCAGTATTTGGATTATATGGATTATATCCACCAGAAAAATTTGCTCCATCTAAATATTTTACAAACGTTTTAATTCTAGTAAATTTTGCACCCACAATATCACCTAAACTTTGCATTTGCATTCTAATATATCTGTAAAAAGAATTTGAAGAATAATCTGGAGAAAGATTCGATATTGAAACTTTTGGAGTAGGTAATGTCCCTGCGGAAGAATATTCAAATCCTTCAGAAAAAATTGGAAATGGGTAATAATAATTACTCTGCCATTTTATTGTTCCGTATGGATTATTTACAACATTAAATATATTATAATCATTGTAAATTCTGAAAATACCATTATTAATTGGTTGTTGGCCGTTATAATTATAATTAATCATTGTTGGCGCAATTTCCGACAAATCAATTTCATATAAAATGACTTGTGTAGATGGAGTTAAAGAACTGAGTTCGGCGTTTAAGGATTGATTGCCGCTTACTATTAAATTATAAACTTCAGATGATGTGGGCATAACTTTACGCTGGAACTTCTATAAATGAGGCTTCTATAGAGTAATTATTATAGGATATATAAGTTGGATTCCATGTTGGACAAACAAATTTTGTGTTTAAATTAATAGATGATTTAGAATATATTGTTGGAAGATTATAAATAAAACTTTCTTGAGCATTTCTTGCATTTAAAAAATGTAAGATAGATACTGTTTCTATTTCGCTTCTATTATCGAAATTTAAATTCAATTCCATTAAATTACTATTTATTCCATCATTTACTCTTTGCTCATATCCATTTCCAAATCTATTAACTTTAATTCTTGGTTTTAAATTTATTTTTGCATTATATGATGGTTTCCACCAGAAATTAGGTGTTAAATTTCCATTTAAAAGAATATATCCATCCCATTCAACTTGAAGATTAGCCGTGCTAATTGGATCTTGATTGAGATTTGAATCAATGACTGAATAGTAATATTTACTATTACTACCAAGTACTATATTGTACTTATTATAAGTAGTCGCTCCGTTCCAAGTTAGAACTGTATCGTAAATACTTGCCATATACCTTTTACCTCCTATATTTTACACTTAAAAGTAGTGTAATTATAATTAATGTTTAATGTATATACTATAGAAAATCAGAACTTTTATCTAAATGATTCCTTAGTGTCTGGGATTAAAAGTTTTAATGTTGGAGTTGATCTTAAAATATCTCCTCAAATATCTATCAATGATTCAATTAATTATACAAAAGATGGTTTGCCAGTTGCTCAATTTGAATTATCTTATATATTAAGTGATAGTGATAGATTTTTACGATATACTGGGGTTAATTCATTTTCTGGTAGAGTTCAATATGGTGATAAATATGTAACATTTACAGACGGGTATTTGACTAATTATTCTTTGAATTATAAACTAGGAGAGTATCCAAATGTTGATATACGAGGTGTCATTTTTAATTGGCCAGCTTCTCAAATATCATTTATTCCAAATCTAATTAATTTAAATACATTTAATGTTGGAGATCCATGTTTTATAGATACAAATATGTCAATTTTTAGTAATAATCGAGTCCAATCATTTGGAATTAATATTGATGTAAGTCGTATACCTAATTATACTATTGGAAATTATTTACCAGATAATGTATATATTCAATATCCAATAAAGCAAGAAGTGTCAACAGATGCTAGCGCAAGTAATGCTGCGCTATTTATTTCTAACACTTCTAATTTACCAAATTCAGGTTACATTAGTCCTACTAGTCAATATATATCAATAAAAAAATATCAATCTGATTCAAATTTAGCAACATTTAACTTCTCTCAAGTTGACAGTAATATCAATTCATCATTAAGTAGCGATAATGAAGCTCAATACAATCAAACAAGAACATCTTACCTTCAACCATAATTTTTAGATTTTAAATAATATATATACTATAATATAATAAATATGACATTTCAAGAGCTTCTAAATTCACCAGTGTTTTTTAATACTTTTATGAAGAATGATACATTCTTTGATTCACTTAAAGATAAGTTTCCAGAAATTTTGGCTGATCTTACTAGTTCTAGAAATAATCCAAATTGCTCTTGTAAGGGTAGAGTAAAAGCTCATCTTCAAGGAAAAATTGCTACTGAAGAAGATTACTTTAATAATCTCATCAATAATGAAGAGATTAAGAAATTAACACAAGAAAAAACAGAAGAAATTAAAAAAACACAAATACCAAATAATCCAATGGAGAACCATATGCAAATGATACAACAAAACATGTTCAGAAATAGCGGCGGAAGAATATTTGAAATTGGCAAAACAGAAGAAGATTGGAAAAATCTTGCTAAAAAACTAAATGAAGAAAAAATCAATTTTAAATCATTTTCCGTTGTAGAAAAAGAAGATAAATTAGTTGTTTATTTTATTTAAATGTTTTATCAATTCTTAGCATATTTGTTTGTTTGCTTGGGGGTAACTTATGCTTGGAGTGATACTGAAATTGCTAGACCTTTTAGAAATTTTTTAGCTAAGATACCATATATTCATAAGCCTTTGCTTTGTCACGAGTGTTCTAGTTTTTGGATATCCTTAGCTATTAGTTTTTTTATTAATCCTTTTGATTTATTAACTAATCCTTATATTAGTAATATACTAAGTGCTTTTTGTGGGTTTTTTATTAATCTCTATTTTGTTAGAAATCAACTAGTAAGATATAAAGATTATTAATCTTTGATCTTCTTAATTCTGTCTATCAATTCAAATAGTTTAACTTTAGGTATATCTGATATAGAGTTTAAATTTTCTGCATTATCAAAATTATCTTTAATTAGTCTTTTCTTTAGTGCTTCAAAATTAACATTCTTTTCTTTCATGACTTTTTCAAGTAATGATTGTGGAGAAGTTGGATTTTCATTTGCAGATGATGAATCATCAAGAAGCTTTGCGTCTCCAAGTTCTTCTTGAGAAACAATATTAATCTTTAAGAAATTACGCACACAACGAACAAATGCTCTATTCTCAGCAATTGCAGCTAAAAAGAATCTGGCGAAACTCTTTGTATTATTTAAAGTGGCATCAGCAAGTGATTCAAAAATCACCTCTTTTCCACCAGTTTCATAATTTGGTAGCCAAGTAATTCTACAACTTGTTGCGAAATAATTTTCAGAAGCTGCAACTACTTTATATTCAACGCTAGTATAGCCTCTAATTTGAGCTAGCTCTTTAATTCCACCCAAAAGTATAAGAAGATCTTTATCTTGGAGTTTTGAAACATCTGTTTCTTGAGTTTTTTGTCTATTAGGAACAAGATGTTCAACTTTAACCATCTTGCGCCAATTAATTGTACCATCATCATTAAATATATAATTTAAAGTTTGATCTTCAATAAGACCATATTTATTTCTAGTTACTAGCTTTGGAGGAGTAACTTGAGGGGTTTGGGTTACAGCATTCTCAATTTGAATATCTAATCCTTTATTTACGACATTGAATAGCTCTGAACTACCAATTGAAACTGTATTTTCTTCTGATTTGATTTTAGGGCTCATTTAGTAATGATACTATGGATTACGTCTCAAGTCAACTTAAAAATATAAAAATTATCTGCTTCTTTCCAAAATTCAACATCATCTACTACTTTATTACCAGTTCCGTTTAACCAGTCATATCTTGATACGCTTTTGCCTTTAGAAGAATATAATGTTCTTGAAGAATTGTAATAAAGATTATCAATATTTGACACTTTAGTCTCTTCTTTAGTCTTATGCTTCCTATTAACGATTAAATTATAATCCAAATAATCAATTTTAAATTTATTTAAAATTTCTTCTGGCAAGAATGATAACAAAACATAATTAATAGAATTACTCTTTAATAATTTAACAAAATTTACGCTATTATTTTCTTCAATAATATAGATTAATTGGTTGATATTTTGTTTGTATTTTTCAATTATATCTTTTTTAATAGGTTTATTAGTAAAAATTATGCTTTTTCTTTGTGATAAAATTGACTCTAAAGCTTCTTCGTTAAAAGAATAATCTAGTCTAATAATTGGGTTTTCAACTGGTATGGAACTAAGATCCATAGGTTGATCTGGTATAATTTCAAAACTTTTAAGATTAAAATCTTGACCAATAAATACTGTTTCTGGCATTTTAGGAAATTCAATATTCAATAATTTTAATACACCTTCTGCAATTTCTTCTGGTTTAATAGCATCAATGCATTTAGGAGTTTCTACTTGTGAATAGGATGGTTTTTTATTTCCAATTCTTTCGTATCCTTTTAGTAGAATATGCTTATCTTTATTTCCAAAATGTGGGCCAGCTACGCTAGGATTACTAATGCTATACAATGAAACAATAGGAAGATCGAAGCTTGAAGCTAAATGTACGCAAAAACTATCCGCACCAAAATGTAATTTAGAATTTTGAACAATATAAGCTAATTGATTTATATTGGTTTGTCCCAATAAATTAATTACTCCACCTAATTGTTTTTCATCTTTTGTTCCTACTTGGACTATACAAATATTAGCCTTTGATAAAAACGGTTGTAGTAAATTAATAACTTCTTGCCAATATGAATAATTTCTAGAATCATAAGGAGTTTGGCTTTGAATTGTTATATATTCTTGTTGAGGGAGTGGAAAATATTTTGTATATATAAATGGTTTATCTATTTTTGATCCTGTATTTGTTGCGTATGTGTCCAAGAGTCTCATTTATTTATGATATATTAAGTTAGTTCAAATTCTACTTTATCTAAACCATTGTGAAGATAATTTAAATTTCTTTGAGTACAAGTATACGGCAAATAAGCAATATCAAAATATC